TACAGGTTGCCGGCGGTATTGTCATCCAAAACATCCTTGACTGCGTTGAACCACGTTTCGAATTCATCGTTCTTGGCGGCCTTGTAAAGCTGCAGCCATGTATCCAGTTCAAGAGAAAATGCGGCAGTATCGACAGCGGTCGGCTGATTGACCGATATGCCACATTCTGTGCCGGCAATTGTACTGTGAATCATATCCTGTGTGATCTCCGTTGTTCCTTTTGGAATCAGGATGTCAGCGAGGCGCAGTTCGTACACGTCCGCATCTCGCTGGACAGCAGGAGGCGTGGGGCTCGCCGCCGCAGAGCCCTCTTTAACGATCGGTTCAATTGTACGAGAGGATATTGTCGACCGCAGGAAAACAGAGACATACTTACTGTAGGTTCCGTTCGCAATTCCACAGTCGAGCGTTGTCGGCGTACCGCTTGAATCCGATATGCTGAAAAACTGTCGGCCATTGATGGCGGCGTGCCCGTCGGTCAGCTTGACAGTCATATTGTTATAGGGCATCACAACAAGCCCTTTTGCGACACCATTGGACTGCCTGCCTTCAAAGAATTCGGCGATGTCGTCCGATGTCAGTGTTCGGTCGTGGTCGTTTGATTTCCACGGCCAGCTTTTGAAACTCATATCAAATCCTCCAAATCCAGTTTTTCCGGAGACGGATCGCCGAACGTGGGCGTGACCGAGGCGCTCGCGCCTTCATATACCTCTTCCACCTCGGTGACCTGCTGAAACATCCCCTTTTCCCACGGTTCATACTCCACCGTGACAATGTCACCGATGTCATAGTCCTCCATGTAGATAAAGTCGGGAACCTCGGCGGCTTCTCCCTCGAAAGTTTCCTCCACAGCTTTTTCATTCAGCTTTACGTTTCCGAGATCTGTGAGGGTTTGGCGGTATTCCGCCAGCGTCATGCCGTCCTCGAGCTTGGAGCTTGCAGCGTTGACGTACAATGCACGCTTGGTTTCCCCGGATTTCCTGCGGTCTACGATGACGCGCTCGCGCGCTTCACCCTCTCCCTCACCAAGCACGACGGCGTAATTCCGGTAGTCCTGTATATCATAGGAATATCGGGGATCCTCAAGATTGGCGTACTCATTGGAAAAGAACACGCGGTTGTTTTCACTTTGTATGGCACTGCGGTCTTTTCCACGGTACAGGTGGAAAAGGTAGCGCTTATTTGCAAAATCTTTTTCGATATAGAAGCCGATTTCCGCAGCACGAGCGAACTTCTCGATATTTTCGCCGATATTTTTGTAGGAGGTTTGGAACCGCTGCTTCGGTGTTCCGGATACGGTATCTCCAAGGATCAGTCCGGTGTGCTCCGGAATGATGTAGGTTTGCACCCACGCGCGGATGCTGTCCGCCATTTCCTCATTGGCAGAATAGGTTTTCTCGATGATCCCATCGTACAGCCACGCCGAAAGGAAACGCCCCTTCACGGTCATATCACCGCGGGAAAGCGAGATCGTTTCGATGAGCCCTGTTTCCTTACGATCCGGGCGGTTGATGTGCCGTCCGGGCGTAAAAAGGTTGATATGCTCGAGCGTATCGGCTACATGTAGTTCAAATTCACCGGCGCCCCGGTACATGCGCCGCCAGCGCAGGCTGGCCCAGATGTCGACAACGTCAACCAACTCAAAGCCGTCATACACATAGATGTCCATCATGCACCTCGGTACAGCGTATATGTCTCGATTTCCACATCGAGGTTGTCCACGCCGCTTTCAGCATCGTATTTGAATACGGAATCGCCGATCGGCAACCGCAGCCAAGTGCTTCCATAAATCCACTTGTTGTTTGCAGAGGCCCCGTTCAGAACGATTTTGCTGCGCACACCGCGCTCCGTGTTGACAGCTAGTACATCGCCGACATTCATATCCACATCGATCTGCATCAGCTCGTCTGTTGTTACGTTCATCAGCGTCGGACGCTTAACTGGACCATTTGCCCGAAACGTGATTTTCAACGGAATTTCGACGTTGGACGGATTCGATAAAACTTTGATCTGTTCGGCTGTGCGTGTTTCAAGCTCGTTTGCATCCGTAAGGTCAACATCAAACTCGAGACCGCCGATCCAGCCGGCCATGTCATAGCGAGTTGGGGTTTCATCTCGGAAGAAAGGATTTGGACAAAGCAAAGAGATCTCGATGTCGCGAATAACACCTAAAGCAGAAACATCAATAGATTGTACTCGAGCAGTAATGATTTTGACTTCGCCTTGTTCATCGTAGAAATATACGGTGACATCATCCCCTTCTGGTAAGGTTCGATAGAGCTTTTCCCGACGACTAGTATATTCCTCAGAGATTTGTGCTTCAATCACGAGAGGTTTGCTTTGCTGTTTGGAACCGGTCACGGTTGTTCCAGATATACCGTAATTATCCGTCGTTATGAGCTCATAGACAGCTTCGTGCAAGCCTTCCACATTTACAAGAAAATATGGAGATTCAAATCCGATTTCCACGTATTCTTCGCTGTGTCTTAAAATGATCTTTTTTAAAGTTTTCATGGTTGCTTCAAGCTCTTGAGGATTTCCCTGCGTTCCTTTCTCTTTAATCGCTCTAAATAAGCATAGGATGGTTTTTCGGGAGAAGAATACGTATTGCTAACATGGACGTTATGGTTAACCGTAGATGTGCTTTGAGGGTACTTTCTGCCTTCGGTACGTGAAATGGCATCCATTGCGGCACTCAGATCACGCAATGGATTATATTGTTCCATAAGACTCTGAACTTGTTCTTTTGCAGCATCAAGAATATTTCTACTCTTTTTTTCCATACCTACAACTAAGCCATCATCCATATCACCGCCGAGTGCTTCCATTTTTCGGGAAGGTGAATGGCTATCGGCAGCTGCTCTTGCTTCGGCGATAGCATCTTCGATTACGCTTCTTGCCGCATTAATTGCTCGATAGCTGGAATCAGCAATACCGTTTGCTAAACCGTCAGAAATATCGCTTCCAATACTATAGGAATCACTGTAGCTGTCGCTAAAAGCACCGGTTATATCGGCGTAACCCGTTTCTGCTTCCTGTACAGCCTGATCTGTAAAACCATCCATATTGGTTGTGAAATTTTCGTTAGTGCGTGCAGCTTCGTCACCGATATTATCGGCTTCCTGATGCAAAGTTTCAGTTATTTCCTGAGAGCTCTGTCCTATGTCCTCTGCACTTTTTGCGAAGCTGAGATTTTTATCGGTCAGAATCTGCACTGCTTTTTCATAGTTTCCTTGTAAGGCCTCTGTTTGAGCTGCTTCATACCGTCCAATTGTATCGGTATACATTCCGTAATTCTCCTGAGCAGTCGTCCAGTCTGCCTCTTTTTTATCTAACGTTTCTTTTTCAACTCTATAGGCATATTCGAGTTCTGAGACGCGAAGCTGATCTTGCAGAGACATATTCTGGTTATACCTATAGTAACCATCTTGCAGTCGTTGCTGTACCGCAGAAGCAAATTCAGCATACTCTTCTCGCTTCTGGGATGTAACTTGTAATTGGTTTTGATAATCCTTATACGAAGTTTCCAGAGCCGACATGGAATCTGCTTCATTTACAATAGCTTCAACATAGTCAGCATTAAACGCCTCCAGAAGCGTATTGACCTTTTTCATCTCGATAACTTCTTCAATACTTCCGACCAATTCATCGTATTTCTGGATAACGCCGTCAACCATTTCATACTCTGTCCCAAGGGCGGAATTTAGCTCAGACAAAATAAAATCTACTCTGGCACGATCTGCATCCTGTACTTCTCCAGACTTATCTGCGAGGGTCTGGAGCTCATCAGCTAGACCAGTTACATGCCTCATTTGCGCTTCTATACCAGACATATTATCCTGTGTGGCTTCCTGCTGATTTTTGAAAGCATCAGCAGTTTCCTTCACAGCTTCCATTAGCTCTCGCTCTTCTTCAGTTAGGAAATCGACGGTTTCCGATGTGCTCGCCATCTGCACAGAGTAAGAAACAAATGCCGCAGTTACACCAGCGATTGCGACAGCAATGAGCCCCCATCCAGACGCTGCAGTTGCGATATTCAAAGCCTTTTGAGCTACTTCGGTAGCCGTGATAGCACCTTTCAAGCCCTTTTGAGCAACCTCTGTGGCAATGGTTGCCGTCTTATAAGCAACCAGAGCCGCTGTGATGCCTACCATGCCAGAAGAAATGGCTGGCAAATTATTCGAAGCCCAGTCAGTAATATCCTCCATAGCCGGGAGAAATGTATTTCTGACAAAGGACGCAACTTCCTTTATCGGTTTCTGCGCACTTTTAAGCATTTCCGTTCCGAATAGCTTGATGTCTGTAACGACTGGCTCTACAGTTTCACCGATTTCTGCTAATGTCTCATTCCATTCTTCATTGGCCTTGTTGGCTCGGATCACTTCTTTATTGGTGTTTTTGTACTGCTTTGCAGCAGAGGAATACTGTCGAGACAGGGTTTTCATAATCAGATTTTGCCGTTCCTGCTCATTACTGCATTCCTGAAGCGCAAGATTGAAAAAATCTTCAGCACTTTCAGCTTCCTCAACAGCCTTATTCCACTCTTCATTTTGTTCGGTGTTTTCTTTAAGAGTGACACCAAATCTCTCGTTTTCTTTAGCTGCCCAGTTCAGCGCGTCGGCAAGAGGTCCCGTGACTTGTCCGACTTTGGCCGTTTCATTTGCAGCCTCCGTTAGTCCTTCAATTGGAAGCGAAGCACCAAACTGCGCATATATGCCAGTGCATATTTCTGTCCATGTGGAGAGATTTTCTTCGCTGCTGACGAGCTTCGAAAGATGGTTTGCTGCTTCCACCGCTTGATCAGTCTCTCCGAGAATAGACTGAAGCTCTTTGTAGGTTTCTTTAGCAGCATTGCTAGAGAGCCCGTTTGTGATAAACGCCGTATTCAGTTTTCCCATTTCAGTGCGGTACTCGCGAGAGGATTCAGCGCAGCCTACGATTGCGGCGATCGCTGCCGTAGCTGCCGCAGTTACAGCTTTTAATCCATCTGCCAATGTTCCATCCAGTGACGAGCCCAGCTCTTTCGCAGACTTTTCCGCATCCTTAGAAGTTTCAGAAACCTCATCAATACTTTCGGCGGCTTTATCTGAATTACTGCCCATTTGTTCTAATGCGTCAGCAGTTCCTTTGGCTTCCTTTTGGTAATTTTCAAGACGCTTTTGCGTCATTTCAATTTCACGACGAAGCGCTCTCACCTGCTCTTCGGAAATTTCACCGCGTTGGAACTGAGCCTGAACCTGTTTTTCGGCTTCTCGCAGAGTTTCTAGTTTTTCTTTTGTAGAAGCAATGGCTTCGGAAAGAATTTGCTGCTTCTGCGTAAGCAGCTCGGTATTACTTGGATCAAATCGCAGTAGACGGTTGACATCGGATAACTCTTTTGAAAGTGAACGGGACTTAGATTCGACATTTTTGAGCGCCTTATTCAGACTAGTGGTATCTCCACCAATTTCAACGGTCAGCCCTTTAATGACATTGCTTGCCAACTAACACCCTCCTTTCCCGAATTTCTGACGCAAGGTCTTTCTGTCCGGCTTGGTTTGTTCCATACGCCATGCATTGTTGAGATATTCGATACCGGCCTCTGTTCGGCTGAGCGCTCGAATATATGCATCGCGACGCAAAAGCAAATAATCGATATAATTCAGGTTCCGAGCCTCAAATATACTGATTCCAGCATATTCAGCGACGATCTGATCCCACCACGTTGCGATGATATAATCATGTTGCTGATATCCCGTACTATTGCTATCCGGATAGTACGGGATGCTTAGTTTTTTTCAGAGCGTATCTCCTCTAAAAATTCTAAGTATCTTTCAAAGAATAGCAACATATCTTCGAGATTCATCTCGAATTTTTTTGCCAATTCATCCGGTGTAACCGTTATTCCGTCCAGATTGCAGCTAATAAGATCAGCAGCAAGGTCATAGATAGCGTAGAACGATGCTTGGCTGTTATTGCCCGAAAGAGCTACTTGCAAATCCGGCAGAATTTGCTGAATTTTATCCGTTAGAGATTTTACGGGAGCGCAAAGATGGAGAATAGTTTTTTTCTCATCCTTAAAAACGATGATCATTGTCAAGCGACGATAAAGATTAAAGTCTAAAACTCGAGACATAGAACCCTCCAAAATAAAAAAGCGGCAGAAACAAGAATCCTGCCGCTTTCCAACATACTGTTTTACGAAGCAGGAATTTCTTCGATCAGCTCGATCAGAGTACCGTCTTCATCATGCGGGACCGCTTTGAATTCCGGTTCAATAACAGTTCCGGAATCAGCGGCAAAGGTCAGCGTCGCACCGGCGGTATTCCTTCCCTTGAGTAATACCCACAGATCGCCATCGGTTTTATCTTCATAAAAGAAACAAATAGCGTAATAACCGCCCTTGGTGTTCCCTGCACCTCCAATTTTGGTTATGCGTTTCCCGCCGTTTTCTTCTGTTTTGCAGCGATCAATCAGCTTTGTAAGCGTGTCTCCGTTCCACGTAATTAGGCCGAGTTTAAAAATCGCCTCTTCGGAGGTTGTAATGATCTTGGATACATAGCCAAGATCATCTTTTTCCTCGTAGGTCTCTTCCGTGTATTCCAGAGAAGCGCCGCCCTTGATGTAACCGAGAAGATTACCATCGACACAGATTGTTTCCGGGCTCGGCATTTCATCCGAGAAATCAACCAGATAAACCTTTCCGGAACCGAGCGTAATTACATTTTTATCTCTTTTAGACATTTTGCACTCTCCTTTTTTCGATATATGAAAACTCGTAAATCACTTGATATCGTTGAACATCTTGAATCCAATAGCGCGGTTGCTTTGTCCAGCGTACTTTCGCTGCATTCATTTGGGATTCGACCGCAGATTCCGAGGCGGTATCCATGTCGGGCTCGTAAAGCTCGATTATTACATCATGGGATATAAGCATGTTAAGCAGATCCGGCCCATCTGTTATCAAATTTTCAGAATACACAGCGTAAGTACCTGTAGGAGGCTTTGGAAAACGGGATTCTCTATATTGAATTCCAGCTTTTTTCAAAATATCATTTACCATTTCGAATAACCTCCTTTACGTCTTTTTCGTATTCCGGCAACACGGAATTAAGTGCGTTCTTCAGAAAAGGATTTCCTCGTGTACGCCCTCCATTTCTTTTCAGGTGTCCGTGCACAATCAGATGGGTCAGCCGGTAATTTGGCGCTTTCACGTACCAAATGAATCGCTTATCTCCAAGTCTTGACTGCTCTGTCTTGATGGAGATGCTTTCCGCAAAATGTGGGCGACTGGACGATCCGGCACCGATCGGTGCTGTAGAAGTTGTGATGTTCTGGAGTCTTTTTGATGCTTTTGCACCGGCACGGTTTATACCGCTCTGAACGTCCTTTCCATAAATTTCGAGAATATCATTGATTTCCTCAGAAAGATTCTCAATTGAGATGCTACGCATAATGTGCTCCCGTCATCCGTATAAACGCATGCTGCTCCATATAGTCGTCATAGTCCGTAACTTTAAAAAAGTGACCGGAGTAAACAATACGATATGGCTGAGGATTATAACGGACATTCTCAATCTCCCGAAAATAGCGAATATCAAAATTCAGTTCAGCGCGATATTGATCTGCATCTGCGTTGAAAGACTGTCCTCCGTTTTTTTTATTGACTCTAGCAAACACAGTCCATCTATCATGCCATTTTTCTGTATCTGGGTCTTGCTCTTGAATCAGAATCTTCCATCTAAAGTCACCTGGATTCATTCTCATGCGGAATCACCCCCGATCAGATTCCGGCTGTGCATGCCGAGGATCGTGTCCACAACGCGGTTGACACCGGTGTTTTCGGCGGCGAGCGTGCGGTTGTCGTACATATCCTGACACAAGACCATGAACACGATACTGAAATCCTCGTGATCGTCGAGCTGATCCGGCGGAACACCTGTATAGCCCGAAATATACTTCTTTGCGGCGTCCATGATCGCTTCCAGCAGGCGTTCGTCATACTCGTCCTCGCTGAGCCTTGCATACCGTGCAACGTCCTCGGGCAGAATTTCGCTGATTTTCACGGTCAGTTACCTCCAGATCATGCGGCGGCTTTCATCGTAAGCACGGCGAGCTTCTGCGAATCCGTGACCTTGCTGTCGACCTCAAACCACGATACGACGCCGATCGCATGCTGCGTGGCGTACTTCTCGCGCAGCACCTCGATGGAGATGTTCTCGCGGAAGTTGACGGACAGTCCGGAGTAGTCGCCGTACAGGATGGATTTGGCGCTGGCGGCCATTTTCGGCATATTATCGGACAAATAGACCGGCTTGCCGAGCAGACGGTACGGGAATTCGCCTGTGATGTCGTCCTGAAGCAGATAACGGCCGTTATTGTCCTTGAGCTTGCGCAGGGCCGTAAAAGTATCCGGGTGAATGGTCCAGCATGCTTTCTGCTGATAAGCCTGCTTGATCTTCGCCTGAAGCTCGATCAGTTCATCGGCCGTCACGGCAGTGGCAGATGCAGCGGTTACGGTC